AAGGCATAATCACTACATCCTCAATATCTCCGTCAGTCTCTATTTCATACCAGCAATTAACCTGTTCTGTTTTATCAAACGTAACCATAGCTACTGTCCCGTCAGACCGGATACAATGCAATCTAGTGTCAGGCTGCCTCTGGCCTCCCAAACGGACAATTTCAGGCGAGCCGATGTCAGGCACAAGCTGGGAAATATCCACCGAACCATACTCATAGCTCTGGACATCAAACGTGACCTCAAACACCCTTATCCCGCCGCGCTGGATATAAACTCCGCTTTGGTCAAGCTTGACAGGCAAGACTGCCGCAGAACCTTGTGAAGAAGAAATTTTTACATTAAAACTGGTTGGGGTTAAAGGCTCATCAAGCGATGATGACTTGACGGAGAATTCTGCGCCATCAGCCCCGATAATCAGTCTTTGCAAAGACAACAGAAAGTTAATTGTATCTACCGCACCGGCTCCGATTGTGCGGTTCAATGGGCCGGAATCCCCTACCGTTTCATCATCGAAAGATTCGAATGCATCTGATACCGAACCCCAGATACTATTTTGCCCGGCCCACCACATGCGCCCTTCGTGCAGGGTGTTGGAAGTAGGCCACCCCCTGCGATCTGACCATTCGCCCTCATGCCACAAATCAGTAGCCGCTGTGCCGCCAAGAGCAGTCAGTATTTCTGCGCTTACCACTGTCGATGAAGTATAATCTGTTACTCTTAAAATCCCGATGATAGAGCCTGTTGCATAAGTTAATGCACATACGGCGCTGCCTGAGGTATATTGTCCTGTCCTGATTCCGATACGCCACCACGCGGTTGTATTGTCCCAGGTATCGTTATAAGTCGTTGTAACTGGAGCCGTCCACGAATAAGTGCCTGTGCTGGCATTTGTCCACGGCCCAGTATCGGAATCCAGCGAATACTGAAGCCTTACCGTCCCCGCAAATGTTCCTGATATATTGACGGTAAATGCCCTTGTTGCCCCAACTCCTTCCACCTCAATAGGATTGCTGAAAGTATTCTCGGCAGAGATAGTGACCGAAACTGATTGCCCTATTGAAATAATTTTATAAAGACTGCCAACATTGGTGCTTCTGAAAGTAGGACGCGATGCTGTTAAAGTGATATTCCCGGTAAACGCGCTTGGCGTTAATGTCGTTGGAGTAACATTGATTACCCGGAATGGGCCGTCTTCCGGCTGGTATAATTCAACCGACCATGATTTTGCAGCCCTGCGTGATATTTTAACTTGCTGGTATCCGGCACAGGCACAGTAGACAATATCCCCTGATTGTGTATGCCGGATACTGCCAAGACTGGCTTCAGGCCATAACGAAGGCAAAGTCATGATGCCTGAAGCCTCTAATGTACAGGAATCAATCAATATCATCGAAATACGGGAACTTTCAAACTGGACATAAAAATTACTGGAAGGAGTAAAAGCAAGCGAATGTGTTCCGGCTCCAATAATAGTTTCCCGGACATAATCATCCCCATTAACCGTAGAGCCTACTTTCATGGTCAATGGCCCTCTGGTTACGGTGACTCTCAATGCATGTTCCACCCCCGGTTCGTTTACTGTTACCTGCTGATAGCGTATCGCCCGCGCTGTTCCGTTACCTATCAGTTGCATATATCCACCGGCATTCCATGAGGAGGTAGCACCGGAATCATCCGCATCTGTCCAGCTATTGATATTGGCAGCGAAAGTGCCATTGGTAATTGCAGCCGTAACCGCCGGTCTTGTTATCAGAGCATCATTTATCCAGATACGAATAATGAGATCAGTCGCTTCAATCAGGGCAGTATCGGCAGTATAGAATATAAACGGTAAAAATTTAACGCGATGGTTAAGATAGGTAGCCCCGATATATTTCAGCCCAGGTCTTAAACTCATCGAGCCAAGAACACGCGGAATCCAGTTAATCATGATAGAAGCGCCCATAGCCACGCGCTTGATGTCCTGTCGCGACAATCCGAGCGATGAAATCAAGCCGCGGTTAAATGCCCAGAAAGCCTTTTTCATCCGATTAAATTCCCGGAACTGCCGCCGCCATCTTTCCGGCCACCGCCATTCATCCTTGATTTTGTCCAACCGCCTTGCGGTGCAAACTTGGTTGAATCAGCCATTGCTGTCCTGTTCTTGGCATCTCTTAACAGCTTTTCCCTTAACTTGAAAGCCGCATTGAACCTATCCTTGTCCCCGGTAATTTTCGGGGTGATCTTGTAAGCAAAATGCGCTGCTACAAACTCGGAGAATGACCGAGGCCATAAGGATAAATCCATGCCATAATCAACATCATTGGAAATATACCGGACATAAATGGTCTGTAAATCCGCATACCAGAACCCAGCCTCATCCCAATACCCAAGAAGCGGTGATTTAAAGTATTCGTCCGAACATAAAGCCGAGGTCAATACCCAGTCTGACGGTTTGGTAAAGGCATAGTTATAACCGAATTGCGGGTCTTCGTCCGGATCGTAATCAATCTGGACAGTTCTTATGGCGAAATGCCATTGCGCTTCTTCCAGACAGCCTTGTACCCCATCGCTATTCCATACATGATCCAACAGATGACGAGGTTCTACATCTTCGGTCAGCGAGGCTAATGTCCTCTCCCCGCAGAAGAGCAGAGCATCGTTATAGATTTTCAGGCGGGTGGCAGCCATTACCCGGTTACTTTTTCGTGTTCACGCATCCACAAATAAGCTTCTGCCTTGTCTGCAATCCCTTCTTTCAAAATGTTGGAATCGGCTAAACGAATAACTACAAATTTCTTGTGCGGCCCTTTCCACTCAACCTTATGCTGGATGGAAGCGGACTGAGTCTGGCTTACGTCTGTATTAGTCAGGTTATGCGCGGACATAATATGTATCTTTGCCCAGTTGCGATCACATCCAAGAACCAGTAATTCTGCAATCCATGAGCCATCCTCTGCGCGTATTTCGATGCGATCAAAAGGTTTCATGCGAGCGCTTACATGCGCCCAATAGCCGGGGTCTAGCAAATCTTCCGGCTTAATGCCCATTTCTGCGGTTGCTACCCAGTCCTGCCGTTCAAATTCTGCCAACCCGAAACGACTTGGATTTAAAATTGGCTGTTCCATTTAATATCTCCTGTATCTGGGAAATCCCCATTCCAGTGAGCCGAAGCCCACCAGAATAGAAACTCTATTAAGTTGACGAGATGAAACTGAACGTGGAGAGCTGGGTTCCGCCACCAGTAGATGAAACGGAACTGACAATCCCCATATAAAGAGGCTGGCTGGACGATACTGTGCTGTTAAGCGCAGATACAATCATCACATCTCCTTGTTTCATACCCAGTTCATAGCCGTCACTGAAATAGCCAGACACAAATGGGCCTGTGCTAGTATCAGTCGTGCCGTAATACCACAATTTATTACCAATAGGGGTAGTAGTGCTTCCTACATTAGTACCCCCACCAACACCACCACCAATCTGAATAGGTGGATTTGCAACAGATGATGCTTGTGTGCTTCCTTTATAAGCCATGATGAATCTCCTTTAGTTAGTTAATTATGCGTATGCTGAACCGTCGTGGGTAATAACAACCACACCAGTATTTTGCAGAAGTTTACTGCCCATGTACGCACTTGCACGCGCCCATGAATAGTCTTGCTCTTCATCATAACCAACGGGAGTCATCAAGCCTCCGACATCCATTGCCTGACCAATCGCGCTCTTGTGATACAGGAACGATTTCTCGGACGAAGTACCTTTACCTGGTAGCCCTGGATGCTCGATAATCAAACAATTCCGCCAACGGTAAGCCATTGGTTTATCTTGCCAGCTTGGATTGGTAGCACCGGCATACGGACGCAAATCAATATACTGTGCGTTGGCGAACTCAGGCGCCTGTTCTAGATAGGCCAGGAACGAAGGTTGACATAACAGGGTTACATTTGAATCCCAAGGCACTGAGGCATTGGATAACTTCACACGCGCATTCTGGAACAAAGGCACATTAGGTATGGTAGTAGAAGAACCAATAGCTACTGTCCCGGTGTTAAGTTCCGTGATAATCATCTCGTCAATCTTGCGATTAAGCGTTGCAATGGAAGTCATTTGCATGATGGCGCGTTGATTGCCTTGCGAAGCGAATATGTTGAAACTGGTTTTCGCTGGCAAATCGTGCCATTCCTGCAAAGTGCAGGTATTTTGTGTAAGACTGTCTGCGCGACGTGGAATCTTACCGTTAAGGCCACGGGTTACGGCTGTTGCTGCACCGCTACCTGCTACCAGAAAAACTGCTTGCTGACCCTTGATAACCGCTTCCGTGGTTACTGTCTCACGCAGTAGTGATTGATGTTGTTCAAACGCCTTAACATACTCCTGGCGGTATTGAACCTGAAATGCTGAATCTGACATAATATGTCTCCTTAATAAACAAAGTTAATACCTCTGCTGTTGGGGTAGCCATAATGTGCAGCTTCGGGGTATCCTTGCGGAGCCTCTGCTTAACTCATGGAGCCTTTGCTTCGGTGTTTCGTACTACTAACCGTGCCTCGCGGGGTGACGGTTATGCTGCTCTCTTGCTCAGTTTTATCCGAGCGTCGATTAAATCTCTGTATTCTGCTTGCATCTTTTCATCCTTGTTGTAGGATTTACGGTCTTTTTCCATTACCGTTTCAATCTCTTTAATGCGTCCTTCCACATTCTTTAATGGATCACCGCCGGAACTTGGGGCAATAGTAGCTGCTGGATTATCTTTTAAAGCTACTGCCACAAATCCCTTGAGAATATCAGGG